AAACGGCGTCATCTGCCGCACCCACTGCACAAACTCGCGCTGTTCGATGTGTTCGGAACGGGGCTTGGGGTCAACCACGGCTCACCATCCTCTGGTAAATCGCGCGAACACGTCGCACGTCGTCGGCGCAATACGCTGCTACCTCGTCGATGCGACCAGAACGCACCATGCCCGCCACCATGGAGCCGTCGACGCCACCCTTGCCGGGGAGGCCGAAAGCCAAGCACAGGTCATCCAGGCTCACCCTGCCCGTGCGCGAGTCGGTCCACATGGCCATGGTGCAGCGCCACCGCGATTCCCACGGCTTCACGTCGGTAGCCGAGTAGGCGCGGGGCAGTTTGACCCCGAGCACGATGGCGCGTTGACGAATCATGTTCCGATCAAACTCGGCATTGTGGGCGACGATGTGATCACCCTCCACGTCACACTCTGCGAACGCTTCCAGCATCTCGCGCTCACCATCGGCGCGGTAGAAGTTGCGAGTCAACGTGCAGGGCTCATCGTCGTCGTTGGCCCAACTGATCACAGCAAGCTCGCCAAACAAGCCAGACAGGCTGGTCTTGTCGAGGTCGGCTGCTGCTTTCTTGGCGGCCTTGGCGATGTCGTCGGGATCAAAATGCTTGGCGGCGTAGTGCTCTGCGACGTCAAGACGTGAAGACGGTACGGTTTCGGTGTCGAGGTAGATGATCATTGTTTCACCAATGACAGTGTGATGCCGCCCGTCGGCACCACATCTTGTGGATTGAATGGGTACGGCTTGGCGATGTGCGAGACCTTGAAAACCGTTTCCCTGATTGCCAAGGTGTCGCCGATTTTGACGTCGCGGTCGCTGGCAACGACGACAAATCGTTGACCTTCAAGAAGTGCCTGCTCAAGCCAGACGGTAGGGGCGCCATACCATCGACCGGGTGAATGCGCGTACATGTCCATTGTCATTGTGCATCCTCGTCGTCCATGCGTTCGGCGTAACGCTGGTCAAGATGGGCGTTTTCCATCTCTGCCATGGTCCGCACAACGAGCGCACCCGTCGAGGTCAATGCGTCACCGTAGACGCGGCGCAGACCGTTGATGACGTCGGCGCTTGGGATCATTCCCTCCCGCTCGTACTGTCCGATCGCGGAGTATGAGCAGCCAACGATCGTGGCGACTTCACCTAGGGTCATCCCGAGGCCAAGCCGTAGTTCTTTCAACTTGGGTCCGTCGAGGTCAATGCGAGTCCCCGTCGGTGTGTGGTGTGTGCGCATTGGAATCCTTGAAAATGAAAGCCGGGGGCTGTCCCCCGGCAGGTAGGTGTCGGTCAGAACGGGAGATCGCTGTCTTCGTCGGCGCCATCGGCGGGCTCGCCATGCTCAAGTGCAGCCGCTGCAACTTGGGCCTTGGCAAGTTCGTCAGCCGCTTTCTTCTTGGCGATGATCGCCGCCGTGCTGCCTGCGGGCTTGGGTGCCAACGGCGCCAGCTTCGCTACTTGTGCGACCTTGGGCGCGGGCAGGTACTTCTTGACGTCGTTTTGCTCGTCAAAGTTCCCCTTGGCTGGCGTGATCCCGAGGCGCACGATCACTTCCTGGCCAACGCAGGGGGCGAGGTTGCTGCCACCGACGCCGCAGGCCGTGCCAAGTTCCTTGACGCGGTCCAGGCCCATGCCGACCGCCGTCTTCATGCCGTCATCGGTGCGGGTGGTGCCGACCGGGTGGCGGGCAAAGATCTTCTTGCCTGCCTTGTCGCCGTCGACAATGGACAGGCGGATGTTCAGGTTTTTGATCGTCTCGGCGGTGTTCATCTCAAGCTTCATGCTCTCGACGGTGCAGCGGTAGTCCGCAGCCGGGTAGACGTTGCTGCTCTTGGTAATGCTGTTGATCTCAAAGCCAAGGTCCAGATCGTTTTCGCTCATTTGGTCTGCTCTTCTGTGCTGACGGCGCCTATCCCGTCGGTTGGCTGGTGCCCCGTATCGTGGGGCTAGGCCGGTTCAATCCAAGATTTTGGCGATGATCGCCCCGAGGTCGCATGGCTCGAAAGGATCCAAACGTCCCGTGCGGTCCTTCGCCATGATCGTCCGCGTCTTGGCCGTGCGGATCTGGCGGTCGCCGTTCTCTTTCATCTCCAGCCGCAGCACGCCGTCAAAAACGTAGGGCATGGCCTGTTGCAGACCCTTCGACGGCACCGAAGGCCCATAGAAGTTGACCGGCTCCGGCTTCTTGGCACTGCCCTCGTTGACCTCGTTTCTCACTTCTTGAAAGATGAACAGCACCCCGAGGGCGGCGACGTCCACCAACCTCCACAGGATATCCAGCGTCGCCGACATCATGCCTCCATACGCCTGTCGTGGGTCGCCAGCGACTTCCATACGGGCGCGCAACTCGCGGTCAGCGATGTTGCTCACGCTGTCGACGACACACCACGCGATCGCGTTGGCTGGATTGCTCGCCATGGCCACGGCTTCCTTGACGTCTCCGATGGTGCCGACCTCACCAACAAGCACGCGGGGATCGTCCATCATGTCGGGGCAGGCTTGGCGCAACGAGCGCAGCCCGTGTTCAGCCGTGACGATCAACATCCGTTCTTCTTCGCCAAGCAAGGCCCAGATGGCCATGATCTGCGTGGTCTTACCCGTGCCTGATTCCCCATACAGCGCGATTTTTGGGCGTCGGCTTTCGATTGCGTCTCTCAGTGTTTTCATCTTGAGTGCCATGGGTTCCTTCTCTCTTGCTTCGTTTGTAGCCGCTGCTACCATGCGAGTCAACAGGAGATCACAAGATGAAACTTCGGGACTATCAGCAAGAGGCAGTGGACGCCGTGTTTGCGTATTGGGATCGGGCACCGTCAACGACAGAGAAGCCAGCATCACCGCTGATCGTCATGCCGACAGGCAGTGGCAAGAGCCCCACACTGGGCGAGATCGTGCGGGTGCTCGTTGCCGATTGCGAGGCTCGCGTTGTGATCGCAACGCACCGCTCTGAATTAATCGTGCAAGACACAAAGGCTGTACGCTCTGTCTACCCTGGCTGCGACCTCGGCATTGTGTCGGCTGGCCTGTCGCGGGCTGAGTACGGCCACGCGATCACGGTAGGCGGTGTCCAGACGATGGCGCGCAAGGCGTCGAGACTTGGGCGTGTCGATGTGCTGATCATCGACGAAGCACACCTGATCTCCACAAAGACGACGACGCAATATCACGCGATGATCTCTGCCTTGCGTCAGGTCAACCCTGACATGCGCCTTGTGGGCTTGACAGCCACGCCCTACCGTCTGGGGCAAGGCTACTTGACCGAGGGCGACGACGCCCTGTTTACGTCGGTCTGCTACCAGACGGACATCATCAAACTGATCAAGGACGGCTGGCTGTCCCACATCACTACCGGCTATGCGACGGCGACGATCGATCTCAAGGGCGTCGGCATCACTGCGGGAGAGTACGCCAGCAACGATCTGGCTCTGGCGTCTGACGTCGACAAAATCAACGACGCCGTCGCGGCTGATATTAAGTTGGCGCTCGACGCAGGGCGCACGTCGGCGCTCGTCTTTGGCACGTCAGTCGCCCACGCTGCCCGCTTGCGAAACGCGTTGCAGTTGGCTGGCGTGTCGACAGAGACGATCACGGGCTCGACCTCCAGAGAAGACAGGGACCGCGTGATCGGTGCGTTCAAGTCTCGCCAGTTGGCGTGCATCACGTCGTGTGATGTTCTGACCACGGGCTTTGACGCGCCTGTCGTTGATGTGTTGGCGCTTGTGCGCGCCACGATGTCGCCTTCGCTCTACGTCCAGATGGTCGGGCGAGGCATGCGTATCGCCGACGGTAAGAAAGACTGTCTGCTGTTGGACTATGCCGGGAACATCGCCCGACATGGCCCCATTGACGACGTCAGAATCAAGCCAAAGTCCAAAGGCGGTGGCGACGCCCCTGTCAAAATCTGTCCGCAATGCATGGCAATGTGCGCAACAGCCGCCCGGTCTTGCGACCACTGCGGCTACGAGTTCCCTGCACCGACACGCAAGGCAAACGATCGCCCGTCGACGCTGCCGGCGCTGTCGATCGACATGCCGCCACCACCAAAGAAAAGCCCGCCTGTTACGCATGAGGTCGGGCGCGTCGAGTGGGCGAAACATCAGAAGTGGGGCGACGACGACGCCAAGCCTACATTGCGGATCGACTATTTCCCCCCTGGCGAGTTGGCCGTGCGCAAGCTCGTCAGTGAGTGGGTGTGCATCGAACACGACGAAGGCGGATTCGCTTGGCGCAAGGCTGTGGAGTGGTGGGAGACACATGTGGGAACGCCGTTCCCTAAGGACGTTGTCGACGCTTGCGAGTTGTTGGACCTCGGATACATGAAGCCGGTTGCCGCTGTCGTCACACAGAAGGATGGCAAGTGGGACCGCGTGATTGAGGTCATCCACGGCGAGGCCAGCCACGACGAGGGCGGGTTGAAGCGGTGCTGCCTCAAGCGCATTGCAGAGATCGGCTTTGAGCCTGACATCGCGTCCGGCGAAGACAAGCACCACTGCCCAACGTGCCGGACGTGCATCCGCAATGACCTCGACGAACACCCGGATCTCAACCAAGCATCCAACGAAGAAATGGACGACCTCCCATGGTGAAGAGAAAGAACGGGACAGGCAGCAAGTGGACACGCCCTGATGGAAAGTGGGTGGCTCGACGGTCTTCCGACGCATCTGGAAAGCGCGTCGAACGAGTGTGGGCGACGGCAGAAGAAGCCGATGCATGGCTTGAGAACAAGCCAGCAAAAACAACGCGAAACAAACTCGATCCAACGATTGCAAAACGGATCGATTCAATGATCGTCGACGGCGTCGACGCCAAAGTGGTAGCTGACGTTACAGGGGTCCACCTCAAGACCGTCCGGTCCCGCCTCTACAAGCATCGGCATGGCGCGTGGGCAAAGGGCCGATGGGTGTCCCTCGACGACGTGCTTTCCCTTGTCAGGGAGGCTTACGAATCGGGCGAGTACGCCCTTGGCATCGACAATCTGATCGCAGACATTGAAAAGAGGTCGAAGAAATGACCACCGTGACCCCCCTCGACGCCGCTCTCCACTACGCCGAACGCGGCTACCCCGTGTTTCCCTGCTCCCCCAACACCAAAGTTCCTTTCGCTCGCACCAACGGCTGCAAGGACGCCACCACCGACGAGGCCACGATCCGCCGATGGTGGGACTCTGCCCCGACGGCCAACGTTGCGATCGCTACCGGCTCCGTCTCGGGGCTCTATGTCGTCGACGTCGATGTGGTGTCATCTGAGGTGATGCCCCTTCTGCCGACGACGTGGACGGCTCGAACCCGTGGTGGTGGTTGGCACTACATCTACACGACGACGGAGCCGCTCCCGAACACCAACAAGAAGGCGCCAAACGCCGTCCATGGCGACGCTGACACCCGAGGCGAAGGCGGCTACATCCTCGTCTTCCCGTCGGTCATCGACGGCAAGCAATACGCGTGGGTCAACGACATTGACCCCGAGCCCTTGCCAGAGTGGATCGCCGACAGGGTGCGACCAAAGCCTGAAACGCGCATGGCCACGCGCCAAATGTTCCAAATGGTCTCCACGTCGTGGGCAGGCAAAGCCCTCGAGGAAGAATGCGACAAGGTGGCCAACACGGGAGAGGGTGGGCGCAATGAAGCCTTGAACCGGGCCAGCTTCAAGATCGGCCAGATCGTGGCAGGCGGGCACCTCTCGGCATCACAAGCGGGGCAAGCACTCGATCACGCTGCTGCTGTCTGTGGGCTCCCCGAGCGTGAACGGCGCGCCACCATCGAACGGTCAATCAAGGCAGGCATGGCCAGCCCCCGGCATCCCGAGCGCCGCGAACGGTCGGACCCGTTCAACGGTGAAGAGATCACCTGTGAGGTTTTGCCGGCTGTCGTCCCTGCCAAGCCACCCAAGCCCGACACCGACGCCGAACGGTGGGCGCTGCTGAACGATGTGCGGTCCCTTGGCGGGCTCTGTGATTCGTTTTCAGCGTGGGTCATCCGTGGGGCTGACCATCCACAGCCTGGACTGACGATCGGCGCTCTGGTGGCGCTTGGGTCGGTCATGGCTGGCCGTCGGCTCGTTTTTCGTCGGTCGCTTTCAAGCATCTACCTCGTTGCCATGGCAAACAGTGCAGAAGGCAAGAACCGTCCACAGTCCTGCCTGTCCCGTGTCATTGACGAAGTGTGGCCGGGGCTTGCTGGCCCCAACAGTTTCTCGTCGGGGCCAGCCTTCACCGACAACGTGCGCAAGGCGGTAAACGCCGGCACTGGTACTGTGTTGGTGCTCGACGAATACGGGATGCAACTGGCCAACATGATGGGCCCGCGTGCTGCCTCGCATCGTCAGGACATCAAGCAAAGCCTGACGGAACTCGCGACCAAGGGCACCGACAAGTGGAGCCCAGCCCTGTCTCTTGTGAAAGGCGGAGGAAAGCTGGAACTGTGGGCGCCATCGGTGACGATCCTTGGGAGCACAACCCCCGAAAGCCTCCATAGCGTGTTGACCTCAACCGACGTCGCCGACGGTTTCGTTGGTCGGCATGTTTGGATGCGTGCCCAAGACGTGCTGCCACTGTGGCAACCCCCCGACACCCGAGGCGATGACGGGATCCCGATCGACGTTCGGTCTGCCGTTATGGTTCTTAGGGAGCGTCACGAACAGTGGAACATGGCATTGCCTGTCCAGAACGGTACCGGGATCGACGAGATCCGGCTGTATGACCCATGTCACATGCCAGAGACCCCCGAGGCAGGACAGGCCTTGCTTGATCACAAACTCAAGTGCGACGAAGAACGCCGGACAGGAAAGCGGCTGGACATCCCGAGGCCCGTACTTGGGCGCGCCCCCGAATTCGCCAGCCGGATGGCCATGATCTTGGCGGTGCTGTCTCAACCCGAGGAATCATGCCCCACGGTCGGGGCTGAGCACGTCAGGGTGGCAATCGCTTTGGCGGATGAGTCGGCTAAGGTCTTTGCGGCGTCGCTGCACGCAAACCGCAAACCAGCATGGGACGACCCACAAGGCCAGTGTGAGCTCGTTCTGGCGGTCATCCAGGCGCAAGGGCAGGGCATCACCCGTCAGGACCTCCTGACGGCTTGTAGGCGCCTGACGGCCCGCACGATTCAGGAGGTGATCGATCGGCTTGCGGAAGAAGAGAAGATCACGGTATTGGTCGAGCCCACCAAAGGCAGATCACGAACCATGTATCTGCCATGTAAGACGATGTAGGGAAACATACTTCTCAACATGCAGCGCCAAAACGGGCTCCCCCAATGGGAGCCCGTTTTCATTTCGTCTGCAAGTAAGGGTGGGAAGGGGGGGCCCTTACTTGCACTGATCTAGAAGAGAGAGAGAGAGAGGGAAATTTCCTCTATATATAGGACCAATACACAGATGCGACCTTGACTCCCATCACCCGATCTGTACCATCCCCCCACGGGCTCGACCCCGTACCTAGTCCCGATGTCTCCCCACTGCGGGATCAGGTTGATGACGCCACCCAATGGGTGGCGTTTTCTTTTTGGGCTTGAGTGATCTGTCGGATAGATCATCTACATACGAAACAAATGTTCAGGAATGCGCCTAATCTGGCTTTGGGAAGCCCCCATATTTATTTCTTGCTTCTATGCTTGACAGTGCGCTCACTGTCACGCATAATGAGCGAAGAAACAGGGAGACACCAATGAAGACCGCCACCGTCCGCAAGCACCTCGCCGCCGCCCGCAAAGCTCACAAGACTTTTCTCGACTGCAAAGGCGACCGCTCACACACAGGAATCAAGGCCATCTGGGCTCTGGCGTGCAAGGCGGACGATGCGGCCTGTAGCGCGATCTGGGCTGGCGAGTGCCAGACGACGATGGGCGCCATCATGTCCGAGTGCAACGAGATGAAACGTTGGTGCGATGCGGAGGTGGAGTGGAAGGCGGAGTGCTACCAGCGGAATCTCCCCAAGCCCAAGAAAAAGACCTGGTTGGATCAGGTCGCTTGTTGACCCCCAAGCCCGCCACACTGGCGGGCTTTCTTTTTGGAGACACCATGATCAAGACCCCAAAAGAAAATCAAGAATTCAAGCGCTGGGTCAACCCCAATTTGGCCGACCCTCCCAAGCCTCGCCAAACCCGCCCTAAGCGCCTCTCGCCCTCTGGCCGTGCTCACACCTGCCAAGTCTCGTTGACTCCAGCCCAAGCCGCCTGGTTGGCTTCTAGGGGCTGTCCTGCATCGGCTGTGCTTCGGATGCTGGTGGACGATGCGATGCGGCTTGATGAGCCTGTCGATCTGGGCTAGCCTGACCCCGGTGTCGACGCACTAGCCCCCGGCGAGCATTCCGCTTGACGGGGGTTTCACTTTGGTGCACTTTCAAGGTGCGTAGCCTAAGCAACAACGCGTGAGCGCCACTGTCACAATTCCGTGAGAGTGGCGTTCGGTCTTTTAGCGGTTGCGTTTCTGTGCCAATGCGTGGCATACTTGTCGCGTGACAACGTCTTATCCCAGCAAGCCTCGCCTATCTGGCAAGCAGGCTGGGCGCCTTCCCCTGCCGCATTGGTTGCGCGGTGGCGCCTATGACTGCCTACGGATCGAATACGCTATCGGTGTCGGTCGACCCGAGGCCGCTGTTGCGCCCGGTGACGACGTGCCCGATAACGTGGCGTCTCTCGTCATGGAGGCACAACCCGAGTTGCGTGCGGCGTGTCGCCGGTTCCTCTTGGGCCATGCGCTAGCGCCCCATGCCAAGTGGGCCGCTGAACCCGAGCCTGTCGAAGAAGACCTGCCCCCCGTCTCCGTCGCCGACCTTGAACGCCAGCTGAAGGAACTCGCCGACGCTGGCGACCGCTCCGCCATCGTGACGCTACTCGCGGCCCTCGATCCCGCTCGTTACGGTCCGCCTGGCCGCATGACTACGGCGGCTGCTGACAGCGTCGACGGCGTCGACTTCACGCCTGTCATCAAGTGAAGCGGGCATCTGTCGTCATGGGCGACAAGCACCTCATGGTGCTAGCCGACCGTGGCCCTGGCATCCGTGTGGTGTCTGGTGGCTACGGCTCCGGCAAGACCTCGCTAGGCGTCGCATGGATGGTCGACCTCGGACTGAGGCACGGCCAACATGGCCCGATCCTCGGCACGGAGCCTAGCTACCCGATGGTGCGCGACGTGATGGAGCGCAGCACCATGCGCTACCTCGACGAGTGGCGGCTACCGTACAGGCACTGGAAGAGCGATCACATCTTTGAGATCGGCGGCGCCAAGCGGTTTGAATTTTGGTGTCGCTCCCTCGACAAGCCCCGCGCTGTAGAAGGCATCAACGCGATTGGTCTGTGGGCCGATGAGTGGGAACTCTGCGACCCTGAGGCGCTCGTACCTGCAATGCAGCGTGTCCGCTCCGGCACTGCCCTTGAGACTCTGCTGACCGGCACTCCCGAGGGCTACGGGCCTGCCTATGAGTTGGTGTTGGCGAAGCCATCGGCGACGACACGGGCCTACGTTATCCGCACGGCTGACAATCCGTTTCTTCCTGCGTCCTACGTCGACGAATCGCGGTCGCGTCTAGGCACTGATGAAGCCATCAAAGAGAAGTTGGACGGCGTCAGGACCGCGAGAGGTGGCCGCGTCTATTCGCGTTTCGATAGGCGCATCCATTGCGGCGCTCCACCTGTCGTCACGCCTGGCCGGGGGCGTCTCGTCATTGGGTGCGATTTCAACGTGCGCGATGCGCAATGGATCGTTGCTGAGGTCGACGACGACAGGCGCGTGCTCCACGTCGTTGGCGAGGTCATCCGTCAAGGCGGCACGACGACGGATGAACATGCCGAGCGCACCGCTCGTTGGATCATGGCGCATCTTGAGCGCACTAAGGGACGGCGCTACACGCGTGAAGACGTCTTCGCGATGCGCATCAAGGCGCACCCTGACGCAAGCGGTGCGTCGCTGCATACGACGTCGACACTTTCCGACATTCACCTGTTGTTGCAGGCCGGGTTTCGCCCCGATCACCCCAAGGCGAATCCGCCGATCATGGAGCGCGTCAACACGGTCAACGTGCTGTTGCGTGATCGACGTCTGACCATCGACGCCGACGCCTGCCCGCATCTATGCCGCGCACTTGAGACACAGGCCCTCGACCGCAATGGCGAGCCTGAAAAGAAAGTCGGCGCCTCGGACATGTCGCACATTCTCGACGCCCTGGGCTATGCGGCACATCGGCTATTCCCTGTCCACAGAAAAGCGAACGTCGTCAGGTCGCAATCCGACGCCGTCACAGACGACTGGGGCCGCGTGGCCTAGCCCCTTGACACGCACCATGCTAGTGTGCGTGCCATGCTCAAACTCAACGCCGAAAGCGACGCCATCGTCAATCAGATCCGCGCCGACGCTGGCGTTTGGGGGCCTGAGCAATTGCTGGACCTGTTGACGGCGGGTCGACGCCAACGGCCTGCCGACTACGAGACGGTCGTGCGTGGCCTCGCCAAGCGGTACAGCGGTGACCAACAAGGCATTGTCAAGGCGGCGCTGAGGGATCGATACCCACAGACCGGCGACAAGATCCCAATCGACCCTGTCAACTGGCTACGCTTTTTTGCTCGCCAAGACAGCGGCGTGTACACGGAACCCGCACAGCGTGAACTTTTCACGGATGACGACGTGGCCGTTGATCACGAAGACCCGAGGGCTGAGGCGTTCGACAAAGCACTTGAGGACATCGGCATCAACGTGCTCATGCCGGAGATTGAGAGACGCGCTAACACGGGTGCACGCGCTGCTGTCGTCATGCTGGGCTATCGCAAAGTCGACGACGCCGACGATGGCAAGCCCGTTGCGCACATCTACTGGCCGCACGACGTCGTCACGATCAACCACCCATCGGCGCCTGATGCGCCCGAATCGCTTTGGTTCGTTGCATTTCGCCAAGCAAGGGCACAGACGTCATCGGCTGTTGAACTGTGGTGGGTGTGGTCGCGCACATTCACCGAGCACGACGACGGCACCGTTGCCATGTACGGGCAGTGGACGCATCGGCGTGTCTCTGAGGACGGCCACAAGGCGACACCGTCCGAGGTGTACGATGGGTTGTTCCCCGGCGTGTTCTTCAGGACGGAACCGCCGTCGGGTGGCTTCTGGCCTGAGCCTGACAGGGACGTGCTGATCAACGTCGACAGCCTCAACGTGTCGAGGTCCAATCGCCAGCATGTGATCGACATGCAAGCGCACGCGATGTTGATTTACGCGGGCACCATGCGTGAGACTTCCGAACTTGTGTCGGGTCCGTCGACGGTAGTGCAAGTCGGCAACGGCGAGACGATCCAATACCTGACGGCTGGAGCCAACCACACGGCAATCGAAACCAGCGCAACGCGTGACTTGCATGAGCTCGGCGTGTCTCGCGGCAACAGCCCCGATGCCTACAGCGTCGAGCCTGGCGCGCCACAGTCGGGTGTCTCGCGGATGATCGCCAACGCTCCGCATGAGCAACGCGTGTCCGAAATGAGACCCATCTACAAGCACACTGAAGAGCAGTATCTGTTGCCTGTCTTGATCGACATCCTTGAACGCTACAGCCCATCGGCGCCGTCGTCGTTTGGCAGTGCCTATGCGTCGGTCTCGATGGGCATGAGCAAGACCTACGAAGACGACAACGCCAAAGCACAACGTGTGCTTGACCTCAAGTTGGCGGGCCTTATCGACGACGCTGATGCGCGTGTGATGCTGGGATTGTCGAGCAACCGGGCCGAGGCGATGGAGTATCTAGGAGAGATCAAGAAAGCCCCGGCGCTGTCGCCGTTGCAGTCGCTGTTTGCTTCGCCAACCGATGGGGCACAGACGATGCGCGAGACAACGACAGTGATCGACGACGGGGCCGACAATGGCGGCATCTGATAGGTCCGGCCCCGTCGCTGATGCGGCGGTGGCGGACCTTGAAGCCATCCGTGTCCAGTTGGACCGCGAGATCCGACGGGCGTTGCTTCGATTGAACACCGCCCCCGGCGAAGACACGCTCGTCAAACAACAGGGCCGTGTGGCTGCACAGGTTGCCTCTCAGATTGACGCGACGATGAAAGCCAAGGGGCTGAAGGCCATCACTGGCGTTTTGCGTGACAGGGCGATTGAGAGTGCCCTAGCGGCATTGGGCGGTGTCGACCTGCCGGTGTCTGTCGTGACGGAGATCGACGCCATCGTCAAATCGCAGACAGCCGACATCGCCAACGTGTTTGGGGATGCGTCGTCGACAATCCGCAAAGCCATCGCGCTAGGCACGACGACAAGCGCAAGTCTGTCTGACCTCATCGAAGGCGTGGCCGGTGCCATTGGGACAAGCGTCACGCGTGCTCAAGCCGCTGTCGACGCCAGTGTCATGGCTGCTGGGAGGACGGCTGTCATCCGTGCGGCGACGGAAGCTGCCGATGGGCTCGTTGATTTGGTCTACCTCTACAGCGGCCCCAAGGACTCGCGGAACCGGCCCTTCTGCCGTATGCATGTGGGCAAGGCGCTGACTGAGTCCGGCATAGCGCAAGCCAACAACGGACAGGGTTTGCCCGTCGACGCTTTCGCGGGCGGATACAACTGTCGGCATGTGTGGAGCCCCATCACGTTGGCGGAAGCGCGACGACGCGGGATCGAGATTCTGGAATGAGCATCGTTGTGACTCGCTCTGGCGGTCCTCCCCGTGTGCCGATGGAGCGCATCGCCAAGCTCGTTGCGACGTTGGCGCCTGGCCTGATTCGGGAGCGCACGGGCGAAGGCATTGACGTCAAGGACCGGCCATTCAAGCGCTACAGCCGTGACTACTTGCTGGCGAAGACAAGCGCGGGCCGCAACCCCGGAGTCAACCTCACTGTCACCAACGGCCTGTTGGGTAGCGTCGCTGCTGTCTCCGTCGTCGTCACGGAACAGGGGTTCACCATCGTGATTGCGCCCGGTGCTGGTACGTCCGCCGCTACCCGATTCGTCGACGGTGTCGCAAAACGAACGGGCAAGCGAAGCCCAACGCATAGTGTGCTTGGCGCAATCCATCACTACGGGCGCGGGCAAATGCCTGCCCGTCCGTGGCTGGCGCTGTCCCCCAAAGACATGGCTAGCCTGATGCGTCAACTACTAGATGCCGGAATCGCCATCCCGTTGCGTGGCCGTTAGCGGCGTGTTACATAAGCCGCTATGCAACGCATCCTGCTGGGCACAACACAATCGGTAGTGTCCTATCCGCGTGTCCTGAGAGACGACGTGATGCGCCTGTCTGGCGTGCCTACGTCGGCGACGGCTCGACGTGTGGGGCAGGTCTCTCGCGACCCTGAGACGGCCTACGTTGCGGCATCCATTGATGCGCTGTCGACGACGACACAGGGCGCACATCAAGAGGGTGACGAATCGATCACGTTGGCGGGCGCCGTCGCCATTGTCGCCGGTCGACGGTATCTGATCACCGATGCAACGCATGGGCGCGTGCTGACTGTCGAGGCGACAAGAACCGGCACGTCGACGGAGATGTGGCTTGCAGAGCCGTTGCTTGCGGACGTCGCTAACGGAAGCGCGGTTCGAGGTCTCGAGGTCTCCGTCGCGTTGACGGCGGCGCAGACATCCGAGCCTGGCCCCGGTTATGTGCTCTTCAGGGCTACCGTCGACGGCATCTTGACGGAATGGGACGAGGCGTTTCGCGTTGTCCGGCGCATCACGTCAATCGCGTTGACGACGACGACGTTGCAACACCTTTACCCTGTCGTGCGTCGGCTGGCGTCGTCGACAGACACCACGCTGGAAGAGTCGATTGGCGCGGCGTGGCTTGCGATGGTGCAGCCGTGGCTGGCAGCAACTGGCATCCTCGATGAAGACGTCATCACCGATGACGTGCTCATTCCTGTCCACGCTGCGGCTGTCGTGCTGCATCTCGCTCGCCAGTGGCCCGCTGCCGATGTGGCCTACGTCGAACGTCTTGAAGCGGCCTACGAGCAAACGAAGGCCACGACGAAAGACCGCGTTGACCTCGCCATCCGGTCACAGCTTGAAGCGACGCCGGACCCTCCGTCACCCGGCAACGAGCCCAAGCAGAAGATCATGGTGACGCGATGACTTGGGCGCTGGCGCGTGCCCAAGTGGTGTCGATCATCAAGGGCGTGGCGCCTGTTGTGCGCACGCGTGGGCTGGCGCCGTCGTTCAAGGAAGACCCCACGGGCAGTGACCTAGCCGCCGTTGGGTCATCGCGGCGCTTCTGGATTCGCACCACGTCGGGCGCACCTGAAGACGTGACTCAACCGCTTGCTTCTCGCTGGCGTGTCATGTGTGACCTTGTCGTCGAGTACCCCGATGACGTCGCCTACACGTCAGAGATTGACCTAGCTGTCGTCGACGACGCCACGCGCATCATTTATGCGCTGCTCGACGGAGCCAACTGGGCTCGACCGACGTCGACGATTGAACGCATCGCTACTCTGGACAACACGCTAGCCCCGTTCGTCGTCGAGCAAATCACTGGCGCTCGACGCCTCCGCATCTCTCTTTCTGTGAGGTATCGCCAATGACCGACGTATCCCGCCTGCTGACAGTCCGCCACGCTCTGCACTCTGACTCATCGACGTTCACGGGCACCCCCGGCACGTTGTTTCCGTTGCGCTGCACTGACGACGTTGCGGGCTTGTACCCACGCAATCGCGTGGCACTTGCTCGCAATCTGCGGTCACAGGGCGGACGCCGGTACACCCATGCACGCGGTGCTCAGGACGTTGCGGACATCACGCTGGCGACGGAGTTTCGCGGCGTCGACAGCAACAGCGGCGCGGCTGTCGCGGCATGGGAAGCGAAGATGGAACAAGGGCTGCTGTTGCAGTCGATGTTCGGCGCAGTTGCGCCTGCAACTGTTGGCGTTGCTCCCACCATCGCGGCGGCGGGTCACACTCCGGCATCGGGAATCGTCGCGTTCACGGCGGCGGCAAACGTGCAGAACGGCGCTGTGATTGCGTTCGCGTCAACGACGGGCATTCAGATGGGTCGTGTCGAATCTGGCGGCGGCGGGGCGACGACGACGGTCACACTGCAACACCCCTACACCGGCACCCCGACGACGGCAGCAACGGTCTTTCGGATGGCCGTCTACACGGTGGCCGATAGCGTGACGCATCACGTCCACGCGTTCCTGACTGGCGAGGGCGAGTCATGGCGTCGTGACTATTTCGGTTGTGCTCCAATGAGCATGGCGCTGTCGCTCGCCAGTGGGCAGATCGTCGGCATGTCTTCGGTGTTTTCTCCGACCTCATGGGCTGACGTTGCCGAGGCGGACCCTGCCCATGCCGAGCCGACGGCGGGCTCACCAATCGTCGCCGACCGTGTGCGCTTGCTCATCGACGGCGTGGAATACTTCGCCAGCAACATCTCCATCAACTACAGCAACGCAACGCAGATCCGCGACGTCGACACCATCGGCGGCAACGGTCGCTTGGGTGGTGTGTGCGGTGCTGGCGATGGCAAGTCGTTTACCATCGAAGGCGAAGTCCTGATCGGTGCGACGTCGCCTGCCCTGACGGGTGAGCTCACGGACGCCGCGATGGTCCCGCTCCTTGGGTCCGACGTCAACGCGGGCGCCGTCTCGACGGTGCGTGAAGTCGCCTTGCTTGTCGGCTCAGACGTTGGCGCCATCATGTACGCCTTGCTGCCGACGGCTGATTTCGTCGCGTCGACAGCCGTCGTCAACGGTCTGTCACGGATGAAGTTCACCGCTGTCGGTACCGGCGCACTCCCTGCCGTGTTGGCGGTGGGCTGATGGCCGCGCTGCTTCTCTACCCTGGCGACGTTGGCGAGCCGGTGTCGTTGCAGGCAATCCTTCGGGAAGCACACGACGCCTCCCGTGCGGCTGTCGTTGCCGAGATTGC